TGCAATACGCTTTACTGATTCTTCAGTGGCCATTAGATACATTGTCTGCGACTTAATAATATCAAGCATTGATTTCTGTAACGTTGCTAAAACCTCAAACATTCTTGGTGCTAATTCACCATCTTCAATAGTTTGTAAAAGAGTCGTCAATGCACGCTCACCGGCTTGAAGCTGGTAAACTAATGAACTCATTGTCATTTCGTCCATTTTCTTTTTAGCTTTAACGTATTCATCATGTTCAATAATATCCGCATCCAGATAAAACTTCATCAATGATGTTATAGTTTTTTTCGCTTGTATATCGGCCTTGCCCTTTACCTCACCATAATCAAATGGTTTATAATGGCCCGCCGTTGTTGGGAGTTTTGGATCTATATCAATAATACCTTCAATTGACTCATCGTCACCTATAAGGCTATCTAATTCATTCCTAATCTCATCCGCCTGTGAACGGATATTCTTCTTATCTTCACCCATAAATATATTCTGTTAATATGATATTATATATATCTAACTATTAACGAGCGTTATGGTATCTTTGATAAGAAAGTGATGGAATTGCGTTATCAATCATTAATGCTAAATGAGCATCTCTAACAAGTGATTGGTTTAAAATATTGTGGTGTTGTTCTTCTTCGATAGTCTTTTTCCACAATCTTAAATTTGTTAATTTTAGCAAACCACCCTTTAATCGGTATGGTCTGTCTAATTCCCAAATAAATGCTTGAGTCAATGATTTTGTTTCATTAAATTGTAACTCAAGGTTATTAGTAGCATCTTGTGGTCTATTTCTATTATTAGCCTGGTCAAGGTAATAAATACTCACACTCAATTCACGGAATGTATTTGACATATTAACAACTAAACCGTACCATTCAGTAGAACTTAAAATCATATTATGTAAGAACAAGTGTGATTGCCCGTTAATTGTAATCTCTAAATTGTTTGAAGATATTTTAATATTAAGACCTTCGCCAAATTGGTCGCCGTTTAATATTTGATAGTGTGATGTATCAGTTGTGTCAAAACCTGGTGAGAACCATGTTGTAAATGCTAAATTATCGTCAATGGATTGTTTTGCCTGTAATGCATAATCAATAGCTGTATCATTTGTTGATACTGTCGATAGGTTGTAATAGTTTTTAGAAACAATAGTCCATCTATTTTTAAGGTCAAAGTCAACAATTTTTAATCTAGAGTCAGCTGTTACACGAACACCATCATCCCAATTGTGAATTACAGTTGACAGTTGTTGTGGGTCCGTTGCTTTAACGTACTCGTCTTGTATTTCAGCTCCAAAAATATCTTCAACACCAACCACTAAATTTTCAAGTTCAGCTTCAATAACTGGTGATTTTTCAATAGCAGACCTTTCTTGATACTTACCGAGCATTACTCTCCAGTACGTGTGTTGTACATTAAATTCGTCCGCTAAAGTAACAGACTTTATTTCATACATTTTATTGTTAATCGGTAGGAAAAGATAATCCTTAACTCTTGGTCTATGACCAATACCAAATGTTTTTTCAAATTGGTAATCTGTAATATGAATCTCAAAATCTTCAAAGCCCATACCAAACATATCGTACTGTAATGCTTCAGTTGGGAATTCATTACCCGGTACAGAAACTTTTAAATCACCAGACGCAGCAACAGAAAATAAAGAATATTCCATAAAAATAACATCTTTAGTTCTTGCATCTGGTTCAGTTCTGTAATACCTTACAGCATGGCCGAAAATATCACTTGTAATTTCAACAAGCTGATTATATAACTTATTACTCTTACCTAATTGATAAGGCTTAAAATGATTTTCAGATGTTTCACATTCAACCTTTATATTTGCACAACCTGAATAACTATACGGGTCCTCACAATCAATACAGTATTGTGGACAAGCCTCAATAACTCCGGAATCATCAAGCACCGTAAATGTAACATCAATGATACTTATAGAATGACCCGATGAAAGTTTATCAACCTCACATCTTAAATCTAAATAAAGGTCTAATGTCCCATCAAATGTTAATGCAAACAGGTCACCTGGATTACTATCTCTATTTAATGGTTTAAATTCAGCATACTCTTCACCGTTATTAGACCATCTATATTGATATGTAAAATCATTGTACTGGTCAACATCTAACATAAACATTGCTTGACCTAAAGTAAATGGTGATGGGTTAACTAATTCAATGTGTATTGGTGATACTTGACTAGCAACCTCTAATACAGTATTACCTACAATTATAAAATCACCAGACAGAAGGTTAAAATTAGTACCAAACCCGGAAACAGTAGTACTACCCTCAGTTAAATTTATTTTACCAATAGTATTTGGCGATGATACACCGGCCAATATAGCAAAATCAGTTACCTGAATAGCATTTTTATACGGTTCTAATAATTTAGCGATTATTACATCGCTTATTTCATTTGCAGTTTGTCCTGTAACCATTATAATATATTAACCACCGTAATCTACGTCAGTTATATCTTTTTTAATATCGTCTTGTGGTTTATAAACTTCACCAGCAATCCAAGAGGCAATAAAACCAGATAACGAAATAAAGTAAATCGATAAACTAGTTAAATTTGCCATATAATAAATACCAAATGCACCTGCAATCACCCATAAAAGAACCACAAGATATATCATGATTTCCCTCCTAGATGATTTACCTCTTTTAAGAATGCTTGTTTTTTGTGAAGGTTTTTTGGTTTCAGCCCATATGTAAGTTGCGACATAAGCCGTTAATGAGCCAAAATAAGATGCTAATTGTACAAAATCAACACCTTTTATAGCACCATACACACCACCAATAACCCAAAGAAAAACTACAATATAAACTAGAGCCTCTCTTTTACCAAAATTCTTAAATAAATCCAACATTTAGTAAATATACTTTTTGTATATATCTACCAATCTGTGACTAATAAAATATCTGGGTTATCATTTTCAATTTTAAAACTCAGCGCATCTAATATTATTGCCAGCAACTCCGCATCATTATCAGATACAGAAGTATGGTTTAAAGCAGCATCTAAAGCGTTTAAAATTTTAACTGCCGGCTGAAGTTGATATGGCTTATTTCGTGGAATTAAATCATATTTGTGTAAGATTGGATTAATCTTTTTTAATTCAGCGTCTTCAAATATTTCATTTAATCTAAATGTAGCTTTAACAATTTTAAATGAATATTTTATTTGTGTTGCGTTTTCATTAATCTTGACAGTTCTAGAAAAGTTTCTAGTTTTAGACAATGTTAATTTAATCCATTTTAATCTAGTAAAATCTCCAAGTATTTTATCTAAAAAATATAATGAGTTTGCGTCTGTGTGAATTAAATCAAAAGTGATAGCTCTAATTTTCATTAGGTCTCTCTTAAAATTTAAATTTAACATCATCTGCAATTGATATGGTGTAACAAGTATAGAATCCTCGTCAATTTGTGTATAATCAACCTGATTAAGACACTTTGTCCATATCAAATTATCATAATGATTAAATTTATATAGTGTGATATCTATGATATCACACAAGCTTGCAGTGTCAATATGATTCATATCAATATACTTGAATACTTTTTTCAATAGCTTGCAGCTCAGTGTTTAAAGCATCTGGTGCAAACTTCTGCATTTCATTAAATTCGCGACGACCTATTTCATATTTCTTTAAATAGACTTCAATAGTTTCGTCTTTAGGTATATATTGATTTTTATTAATTGCCGCTTTAGGCATTTTTTTAGTTTTAGTGTAAATCCAACCAGGTACACTTGTAAAACGTCGAGCTAGTATTGACCATGCATCCACAACATAGGAACCATCAATACCGTTAATATTAAAAGCATTGGCGTTGTCTGGATACTTTATTGCAAAAAACCTATTTATCATAAAGAAATGACGCTTCTTATTATGTTGTTTAATAGCCTTATATTGTTTAGGCTTTGTAAACATAATTTTTATGAAGTCAAATAGTTTGGTTTCGTCAAGCATTAGAATAAATTGTTAAGGCTTTTAGTTTTAGGTTCTTCTTCTTTTTTAGTTGGGTCGTCTACAAGTTTTAATCCGCTGAATGGATCTAAATTATCTGGAACACTTTCACCCGCTTTTTTAGTCCAAGGCGTACCTTCAAGAATACGTTCCATCTGTGTAATATTATATACGTTTAAGTCTGGATTGTTTACCTCTATATCATTATACATGGCTTCCATAATTGGCTCCGGAATAGTTCTAACGTGTAACAACATTAGCTGGATGTTTAGCTTCAATACATTTTTAATAATTGCTAATTCAGCGTTACCAATTACACGGTAAATAACGTCAGACATTCTGTCAATACATTCAGGTATAAACAGGTGCTCAACTTCAAATCGCCCGTAATCTTTTTCGTATTGAGCCAATACTTTATCAGCTTGCTTGTCGGTAATTGAGAATGTACGAACCTTACCGTTCTTCATGGTTTTGGTATAGGTAACAACGGACATAATGTTATCAGACTTATCACCTATAAGAATCTTTTTAAAGATAAATGCGCGAGAATCAATTTCTTGAATGTTAACTTTGTTGCTTTTAATCCAAGCTTTGATTTTAGATTTAATACCATCAGAATGAATATCGTCATTGTTTAAGTTAAACAGTAATTCATCATTAGATAATTGTTCACTTGTAGATGTTTCAAGTAAATCGTTGAAACCTTCAAATGTTAATAGATTACGCTTTGTGTTGTAATACCAAAGTGTATAACCATCAGTCGCTTGTGTGTAATCAACAAGCTGAATAAGGTCACGGTCACCAGTCCATACAATACAGTTTTTACCTTGATTATTTAACTCGGTCGCACGAGCAAATAGAATGTCATCTGCCTCAGCGCCTGGTGTTTGCTGTATAACTACACCACTTTTAGCCAAGAGTGCTCTAAACTCGTCGTATATGCGATACACGGCAGCCCAGTTAACAGTCTCATCTGTTTTACGTGTACCTTTATATTCAGCTTCTGGATAAAAGTCTTTACGCCAAGATTTAGAATCAACCGCAATAACGACCTCATCTACAAAATCTTTCATCTTGCGCATTTCAGATGCGAAATCAATACAAAGCTTACGCATGAATTGACCTTGGTCTTTTTCAGTCTCAAGAAGTTGTTTACCACTTCTACGTGGCATGACATATAACCTACTATATACAAAGTAGTTACCGTCAATCATTAATGTGTGCTTTCCTAATTTCATAATATATGTCTTTTGTATGTCACTAATATAGGCAAAAAAAGTGACAAATAAAAATTATTGTATAACTATTGTCTGTATTTTATAAATACAAGATAACATTGTAATCACAGGATCAATCACCTGGTTGCGTTGAGCTTGATGTTCTGCAACTGTAATAATAATCTGCGGTATAAATCTAACAGCATTAGATTTTTCAGCTTGAATATACTCAATAAACTCTTGACCAAGTGTTTGTAACACGTCGTCTACTCTATTTGCATATTCAGAAACTAATAACTTGTAGTTTTTAGCGGGGTCTGTTTCATTAAATATCAATTCAAATACATCTTTGTAGACTGAATTAAATCGCTTAACATCATCAACTGTAATGTTGTCAGTACCCTGTGCTTTGTAACCCTGTAGCTTGTTAAGCGTTGTACGAAGGTCTGGGAAGTTACGACGAACAAACTCAACAAGTGCCGGTTTTTCAATGGTCATTCCCTCACTTCCAGTAATATCATAAACACGCTTGATATACTTTTTAGTTAATTCAGACTCTTCATCTTTATCAAAGTCAAAATTCAATACTTCAAAGCGTGAAAGAATAGGGTCTGGTAACTTATTAATATAATTACAAGTTGCAATAAATCTTGAATTAGATGCAAACGTCTCCATAGTTGCACGAAGTGCTTTAAAGAATTGATCAGATACACCGTCAATCTCATCAAGTATAACAACCTTAAACTTATCCCGATCATCTAAGATAGACATTGTTGAACAAAAGTCTGTAATCCTTGTACGAATCACATCAACCGAAGTATCTGTTGACGCATTTATGTAAAGATATGGTAAATCGTATTGATTTACTAATGCTTTGGCCGTTGATGTTTTACCCGTACCAGGTGAACCCGCAAATAGCATGTTTTGTTGAACACCGTTCATGAATTTCTTCATTACACGTTCTGGAAGAATTAGGCTATCTAAATTCTTTGGGCGGTATTTCTCGGTGAAAAGTTGATTTATTGAACTCATCTATATATATTTTTACAATTATTATATGAAATAATTGCATTTAGTTTCAAAGATAAATATAATATATGGCACAAGCTAAGAAGTATCCACATATTGTTTACAAGACTGGTGTTCGTGGTAAGCATGGCATTTCATTTGAATCTTTATCAAAAAGTCACAAGCGACTTTTGTTAGAACACCAAAACTTAAGACACATTTCAGATGACCCACAAGTAATGGGTGCAATCTTTGGTATTTACAGAACCGACACGAAAAGTATAAAACATAAACTGTTTTGGGATTGGAGAACAGAATCACTAAAAAAGATTGAACCGCTTAAAGACTCATATGATATGGTCCCGTGGAAATGTGCTCTTTCTGGTAAACCTATTATGAGCTCAATGAATGATTTCTCACCGACTAACTTTGTACACCCAGATTATTGGGACACTATCGGTAAAAATATAGATATGTTAATTGTTGACAGTTCAGTTGCTTTTCGTATAAAATGTCAAGAGCTCCTAATGAATCAACAAAAGGAGCTCTTGAAATTATTTAAGAGTAACGCTAACCCTAGAAACTTATAGAAGTCTTCTAAACGCGTCTTTCATATTATTATCGAAGTATCTTGATTCGTTAAGAGTTTTATCAGCTTCTGCTTTTCTAATAGCAGCTTCATATTTAAGTCTTAAACCAGTACCTTCGGCAAGTTGCCAGTCTAATTTAGAATCAATTTCTGACGCTAATTCATTTAGGCCAACTGCGTTTGCTCTAATAACTAATGATTCTTTAGGTTGTTGTTCTTTTTCTAAATTAGCTTTTGCCGATTTAAGAGCTGCTTGTAACATACCTACTTTATCTTTAGATGCTTTATCTTTTTTATCACTTAAGTCTTTAATAGCATCCTCATATTCTTTGATTTTGCCTTTAATTTCTTTTACTTTTGCAGTATCCGCTTCGGCAGTAGCTTCTGTTTCAGTCTCTGTTTCAGTCTCTGTTTCAGTCTCAGTCTCAGTCTCTGTTTCAGTCTCTGTTTCAGTCTCTGTTTCAACTTTGTCAGCGGCTTCTTTGTCGGCAGCGGCTTTGTCAGCAGCTTCTTTGTCAGCAGCTTCTTTGTCAGCAGCGGCTTTGTCAGCAGCTTCTTTGTCAGCAGCGGCTTTCGCAGCAGCTTCTTTTTCTTCTGGAGTTTCTTCTGGAGTTTCTTCTAATTCAGCTTGTAGTTCAGCAGCTTTAGCTTTAAGCTTTGATATTTTATCATCAAAATCACCAGGATCTGTATTTGAATCACCATCCTCAACAGCAACTTTCATTTTAAGACCTGTGATTTTTATATCCATCATAACATCTTCAAGCTTACCCTTAATTGTAGTCTTATCAATGCTTTTCTTTTCATCTTGCAATTCTTTAATCTGGTCTTTTGTGGCTAAAACGTTATCGTCATTATCTACATCTTGAGCATTAGCATCTGCTTTATCTTTTAATTGTGCAATTGCAGCCTCTTCTTCTTTATACTTACCTTGTAAATCAGCAAGTCTATCTTTCATCCCTTTAGCTTTTTTAGGGTCTACGTTACCAATTTGAGATTTGATAACAGCCATTTGTCCTTTAATTTTTTCTTTGTTGACAATTCTAAGAGCTGGACCACCAATATCTTTAGCTTTGTCATCAACCATCGACTGAATTTGCTTAATACTATCATCAAGCTGTTTTTTCTTATCAATAATATAAGCTTTTTTATCTTTGTTCTCTGTACCTTGAAGACCAGCAGCGGCAGATGCCATATCTGAAGATTTAAGCTTCATTGTTGTAATCTTCTTTTGCTTACCCTGCAGCATTTTACCTTTAACCCATTGAACAGGACCCTCATTAACGGCTTCTAGTTCTTCACTAACTTCATTATCAAAGTTATTCATTTCTTCAACCATTTCTGCAACAGAGCCTGCTAAAGTTTCTAATGATGTAATAATAGTATCAACATCAGCAATCATTGCACTTCTTGAATCAACTTCAGGTGTTTCAACCGCTACAGTTTCAACCTCAGTCGCTACTTCTCTTTCGTTGATAAACATATCGAACGATTTAAGAGCTTCGTTTAACTTAATTTTCATATTGTATTAAATATTTTATATTTGCTTATACTATATATCATTATAATATAAACAAAAAGGGCCTCTCGTTAGAGAAGCCCTTAATATTAGAAAACTGTTAAGTTTTAAACTATAAATTATAGTTCAACACCTGTTACAGTGAATTTCTGGTAGTTTAACTCTGGGTGGAATCCAGCTTCAACTAGAGCGAATCTAGACTTAACTGCGATTTTTGGAGCCATAGTACCTTCAGCAATAGTCTGAACTGATTCAGCCATTAGGTATGGCATGAATACTAGACCTGAACCGTTACCGTCACCTTTTCTACCTACTAGTACAGAATGTACACCTGCAGAAGTTGGAGATTGGTTTGGATCAACATAAATGTTGATACCTGCCATTGCACCTAATGGGTAAATAGCACCCGCAACTTGCGAGAACGTGTTAGCCATTGGATTTGGTACGAAACCTGCGATAGCTTGTAGAGCTGAAGCTAGTTTCCAGTCAACAACTGCGAAGTTACCAGCACCTCTTCTACCTTCGTTAGCGATAAGGTTAGCAGCAGCTAGGATGTTCGTTAGAACTCTTCTGTGTGCTTCACCTCTTGTCTCACCACCATAGATAGAACCTGTAGCAGATAAATCAATTGCAGCAGCACCTAAACCAGATTGCGCGATACCGTTCATCTTGTTAAGGATTAGTCTGTTGATAGACTGAGTTAGTTCGTTAGTTAAAACTGATTCAACTTGAGCAACAGCGTCAACGCCGAATTGCTTAAGATCTTGAACTTGCTCTCTTGTTACAGCAGCAGCTACTTGGAAAGTTTCCGCAGCAACTGATTTGCTGAATAAAGATAGACCCATGATGTTTTCTGGAGTCTGCTCACCAGCACCTCTTGTGAAAGGAGTACCGTCTACGTCAGCAGCAACGAAACCAGGAATGTGGTCTTCTAGTGCTTTAACTAATTCTAGGTCTAAACCTACAGTTGCAGTAGCAGAGGCAGCTAGAGCGATATCTAGTGCTAGATTAGCAGCAACTAAATCAGAAGTTGATTTCCAGATGTTTAGGCCATCAATTCTTGATACACCTACGTACTCATAACCTGCGTGTAATGCTGGATCTGCAGCAATAACACCTAATGTCGCAGCTGTCTCTAGTGCAGTGTGATCTGTATCTGTAACTTTAACGTAGTATACGTTTTTAGCACCTGCAGCGTTTCTTGCAGCACCACCATCATATACGAAATCTAAGTAAGAAAGTAATCCCATTGGGCCAGCCATTGGTACTACAGGTACTAGATCAAGACCTACAGTTTGTGCAGCAACTTGCATTGCTAGGGGAAGTAGAGTTGGTGCTTTATCACCTGAACCTACTGAGTCTGGACCTGGGTGGCCAACCATGTGGTCACCAGGTAGAGATACGTTACCCATACCTTTAAGCATCATCGGCTGTATTGCAGATAAGTTTGCTTCTTCATAAAGCTTGTGATTGTGACAGTATTCTGACATCCAAGCTAGTTTGTTTGAATCGTTGATACCAGTAGCAGACTCGATGATCGGTGACCACGTTGCTCTGATTTCAGATTCGTTGATTAAATTTGCCATTGTATTAATTTTATTATTTTTAGGCTGTTGTTTAATTCGACATGCTCGGACGTTTTGCTTCTGTCGTCCTTTCGTCGATTTTATTATATATCATTGTACTTTTAGAGTATTACGCTAAAAAAATGATTTTTTTGTTTTTTTGATTATTTTTTAAATCTTTTTGCTAAAGCCTCACCAATACCATCAGTGTTATACGTTAGCGTTGATTTAGGAGCTTCGATTTTCTTAGCTTCAGTAATCATTTCAACTCTTTCCATTACCGCTGATGTTTCTCTTAGGTCTCTTGTGTCCCAGAAGTTTTTAACTTGGTATGGTGTCGTTAGCTTAACCATTCTAGCTTGAGCAGAAATCACTGATTTCTTAGCCTCTGATAGTTTAGACCAAGTCTCTTTGTACTCAGATGGCATTGCTTCAACAAAATAAGGTGCAGTTTGACCAGCAACCTCTACTAAAGCAGATTCCATTAAAGTATTAATTTGGCCTTCAGTTAAGTAACCTCTACCTTCAACTGTTGCAAGTACTTTAGACTTGTCAGCTTCTTCTAAAGCGTTATACTTTTCTTGAGTTGCTTCAGATACTAGTTTGAAGAAGTGTGGGTTATTATTTTCTTTAACAGTTGCTTTGTTAATTAAAGCAGAAAGCTTTTCAGAAATTTCGTTTTTGTATGCTTCTACAGCATCAACCGATTCAGAAGCACACTCACATGGGTTTGCGCCACATGCATCACATGATTCTTCAACTGCTTCTTCTTCAACTTCTTCTTCAGTTTCTTCTTCAGCAACTTCTTCTTCAGCTTCTTCAGATTCAACTACTTCTTCAGTTTCTTCTTCAGCAACTTCTTCTTCAGCTTCTTCAGCTTCTTCAGATTCAACTACTTCTTCAGTTTCTTCTTCAGCAACTTCTTCAGCAACTTCTTCTTCAGCTTCTTCAGATTCAACTACTTCTTTAGATGGTGCAGCATCTTTAGCTAAGTCAGCTTCTAATTCTGCAGACTTGTCTTCAGGTGCATTAACATCATTGTTAATCTCTTTAGCATCAGACTTAAGGTCATCTGCTTCAACACCCGTAACATCGTCACCGTCGTTTGCTTTAATATCAGCTTCAACAACCACTTTAGATGGCGCCGCATCTTTAGCTAAGTCAGCTTCTAATTCTGCAGACTTGTCTTCAGGTGCATTAACATCATTGTTTACTTCTTTAGCATCAGACTTAAGGTCGTCAGCTTCAGTGCCCGTAACATCGTCACCGTCGTTTGCAACTTCAGTTTCAACAATTAGGTTAGTGTTGATTGTTTCAGCAATGTAGTCAGCATACTCAGATACAGACTCTACATTTTCTTTTAAATAGTTTAAGTACTTTGTTACGTTTTCGTAATCAGCAGCACCTTCGTTCATTGCTTCTGCTAAATAATTGGCGTATTCCTTAACGTTTGACGCAGCTTCTGCAACGTGCTCTGAATAAGAAATAGAATTATCTAATTTTTCAGCAACATAGTTAGAATAGTCGATTGACTTATCTAGGTTCTCTGCAATGTACTCAGTGTATTGAATGCCCTGGTCTGCTTTTTCAGCAACGTGCTCTACATAATTTGTAAGCGCTTCCATTTTCTCTTCAATATCTTCAGTAGAAGTACCTGCAAGAGATTCTTTAAGTGCTTTGATTTCTTCAGCTAAGTACGTAGAGTACTTGTTAAAGTCTTCAACACTTACAAATCTAGCTTGATTTTCCATGATTGATGTTGTATTATTTGTATTATTTTCAGTTTTGATATTTTCAGTTTCTGTAACCAGAGTTTCAGGCATCATCTCAAAGATTTGAATGTTACTGTCTGACTCGAATCCAAAAGATTCGTTAACTCTATTAAGCTCAGCATTCGCGAAACCCGGGTCAGCAACTAAATCATAAGTGAATAATTGTTTAATTTTAACTTGACCACCCTCACTAACTTCACCAGCAGCTCTAGAAGATATTTGTAAAGGTACACCAGCATCTACAAGTGCTTTAGCCTGACGGCCAGCATCTGTATCTAGTAATCTGATTTTACCCTTAACTTGTTTAAGATCGCTATCGTAATATAATTCTTCGATAATGTGCGATACATTCTTTAATGATACATCAAACTTAGCAGGGTGATCTAATTCACCTAGAAGTTTTGATGACTTAATTTTTTCTTGAAGAGCTTCAATTTGAGGTACATATTCACCTTCAGTATAGATACGATTGTTTTTGTTTTTCTTATCGATCTCACCGAAGATACCCTCTAGTACATAATTGCCAGACTTTTCGTCAGCGATTAGAGTACTTGATGATCTTTCAAGTATTAATAGATTATTATAATTCATGAATCTGTTAGTATGTTTGTTTATATATCAACGTTAAAAAACAAAGAATTTTGTTTTTTTATATTAAATACCCGCCATTGGGTCTTCTTCACCGCCCTCTGCTTCTTTTTCAGCCTCTAACTCTTTTTCTTTGTTTTCAGCTGAATAGTCATTCCAGTATTTTTTAATAATAGATATGTCTTCTGTAGAAAATGCTAGCTCACCATACTTTTCACGAATTTTAGTTTCAACCTGTTTTTCGTTATCTGAAGATACAACAATACCTAAGATTTCTTCTGCAGAAATTTCAGTACCATTAGTTGTAATCATATCATCAATTACAACCTCAGACTCTGGTCCTGCATTAATAGCATCTTCTTTAATAGCTATAAACTGTTCAAATGTTTTTATAATCATTTTAGTTTTAATTTTTTTACATGCCCATTGCACCCATTGGGTCTTCTGGCTCTTCACCGGCCTCAGATTCAGTTGACCTTGCCTTATATGCAGCATTTGCCTCTTTATCGTCTGGTGATAGTTTTAGATACTTGTCAACTAAGAAGTCCATATCAAAGAAGTGGTCTTCTTCCATTGTCATTGGGTCGGTAACCATTAAGTTATCTCTCATTTGTCCAATAAAGTCTAGTCTTCTTTCCATGATTTCCATGTTCTTAAGTTCAGCGAACATATTCTCCTCGTTGAATCTTAATGCAATTTGAGTTCTAAATTGTGGGTCATTAGCAAACTCAGGATATTTTAAACACATTTGTAAGTACATTGGCTTAACCAATACCTCTTGGAATGCTGAACGAAGTCTTCTAATAAACTTAGAAAACTTAATTTCATCTCTAATCATACCATCAGCGGCTAGATTAAAATCACCACCACCATCTTCATACATGAATCTATTATAAGGAATTTTAGAAACATGCTTTAATTTATCTGCAAAGTACTTAAGTGCTTCTGTATCTGAAAGGTCAGGTCCGTCACCACCAAGCGTTTCGATTTCTGGAGTTTCACCCTCTTTAGAAGGTAACCAGTATTCTCTTGAGAATTGTAGCATTGGTTTACCATCAGTCTCTAATGTACCTGATTCCCAATCAAAGTCTACAACCTCTTTATAGTTGTTCATTAACTGTGCAAGAGACTGTTTAGCCCTTGTCTTAGACTTACCACCCATTGGGATAACAAACTTCATTCTAAATGAAGCATTAGTAACTGCCCAAATTACACGAGTGTGTTCCATAATTCTCATCAAGTTAAACGCTCTAATCAAACGCTCAACATAAGAAACTCTAGATACTGTTGTAATAGAAGAATAAGAGATATAAATGATTTGTGAATCATAAAGTACTCTTTCCTTCATTGGATTATCCTTAAACTGAATCCATACCTTTTTACCATCATCATTATTAAAACCTGGCATTAAAGTAATAGGGTCAATCTCTTTAAACCCAATAATTTCAGTTTGCTCTTCGTTATAAATAATTTCAAAAGACAAATAACCGTCAATCAGGAACTTTCTAAAAAAGTACCAAGCTGATTGGTCACCGTTAAATCCGAAGTATTGATAAATCTGTCTGAACGACCTTTTAAAATAAGCATCAACCTCATCAGATACATCTAAGCCAATAATATCTGGATAACAAAAGAAATTCTTTTCGTCATATACCATTGTTTCATCACAAAGGATATCAAGTATATCTTCAATCTCATCATTTAGCGAAAATTTTCTAAGCTCTTCTCTCTTAGATTCGTAATCCCTATCAAAAAGAGGGATTGATTTACGCATATTAGTATCAGCCATTGACAGCGATGCGAATGCACTGTACATATCGTCATTGTCAACACCCATCATGTTCATTTGACCGTAGCCTAATGCATCTTCTACTGGGCCAATTGCCTGTGATTGGCGAAGTACCATGTCATCATAGTACATTCCAAACGACGAAAGACTCTTAAGAGCCGTACTTAAAGTAAATGGTCTCTTACCGTAAGAAAGAGGTCCATTTTTTGGATTTACAAAACCTGCCATTTAATTGCTTTAATTTGTTTATATATTCTTATTATTATAATACTTTTTATACATCGCCATTATCGCACCTCTTGAAATACCTTCAAAATCTGCAAAATCACAAAGTACAATCTTTGACCAGTTCTCATAAGACACCACAGCTTGTTTAGCTTTTAAGTTTGGTTTATATTGTCTTATAGCAAAACCACAACCAAACTTGTCTAAATAACGTTTTGCACCGGCATATGTTAGGTTTAATTGACCTTGACCCGATGCATTATTAGGCGACCTTGTTTTGTTGGTTTTTATCTGCCCATTTAATCTTATATGTAAATCATCCAGTAATGTTTCTTTTACATCTTGTGGAAGCATGTTTAGATTTATACCGACATCGTTGCTTTTATGTGGGTCTAAGGCTAAAACAACTGGATTTCTATCCCACCATTCTATATTTTCTGTAATGGGGTTATCATACCTAAATACATAAATCTTACCAGGTCTGAATCGCTCACCGTACTTAACAACCTCTTTATTTCTAAAAGCTGACAACGATGTTGAATACCATTTAGTTGATTCCTTAATGGCATTTGATTTAGAACCTAATTCTGAAACTAAAGCTTGAATGTCTTTTTTAATTTGACCCATTATTTAAGAGACTTTTCTGTCATTACAGCAAACCGCCAACCTCTATCATTAGCAAAGTGTTGTGCCGCAATATATTTATCCTTATTAATTACATACTGTTCTGCAAGAAATCTGTAATTGTCTAAAGCTTTTTTAGAATTTTTAGTGGGTGGTTTTGGTTTTTTGATTTGAGCCTCTGGCTTAATCTCTATAAGGATATGGTCAATTTCGCCATCGTGCTTTTTAACTTTAATATAAAAGTCAGGATAATACTTACGTTGCTTTTTATGAAGTTTTGACCAATACGGTATTTCAACAGGTTCAGATGACCACATAATAACAAGCTCGTTATTATCACACCACATCATAAACTTACGTTCCCAAGATGACCTGTATATAATAGGTTCAGGTCCTACATATTTTGAAGGATTATTAGGTTTAAAATAACCTTGTATAAACTTAGACTTTTTTGTAGGGCGAACCTTCTTGATTGACATTATATAGAAAACAAGCCACCTTCTTCACCTGGTTTAGCACCTGCTCTATCAATTGACATTGTATCTTTATATTTAACCGGGTGAATTTTATTCCAACCTTTAGCGTAGCCACGTTTCGCAATCTCCGTAAAGTATGCAAATGCGTTAGGGTACTTTGGATTAAAGTTACGCCAGTACTTTAAAAGATCAAGTATAGCAAACTGTAAACAATCTTGCCTATCATCATTATAAACATATGACATTTTACGGATTGCGTTTTCAGCCAATAGTATAAGCATTTTTTCAGCAGTCGGCGTCAGCTTATCCTGTTCTTTTGACTTTACAATCTCTGCGTAAAGGTCTTTGTTATTTAAATAATTCTTTTTTCTAGCCACGATTAGTGTAGTTGTTATTAATATTATTACTTATTATACGATAGTTATCATTAAGTGTTTCAAAAGAGACACAAGTAAAAAGCCCGGGGTTACCGGGCTTGATCCAAAGGAATAGAATCCTAAAGAACTTTAATAATATTTGAGCAAATTAAATGCCTTCGCCGTCCTCCAGCACTAGTTTTGATTTAGGGACTCTTAACATATTTTCGTTAGAGTCGGTAAAACAAATAACAAGGTCATCGTTTGCAGATTGAGAATAATTCAAAGCGTCAATAGATACTTTAGTACCCGCTGGTAAATTTTCAAATTCTTTTTTCAAAGAACCCGGTACATAACCAGTTGATCTTGAGATTTCTTCTTCGTTTATTACAAATTGCTCAAATGTTTTAATAAATTTAGATTGCATTATAGCGTAGCTTTTAATTCTTTAATTTCAGTTTCAAATTTAGCAATCTCACTTTCAATAAGTGCGTCTGCTGCATTGATTTCTTCAATTGATTTATCAGCTTCAGCTAATCTGTTTCTTTGATCTTTTAAGAATGTAATGATTTCTTGCTTCTTTGCAATTTCATCAAGTGCATCAACATATTCAGTTAATTCGCCTTCAACTAATTCAGCAACAAATTCAGTGATGTTTACATTAGTCTTTTCATTAACATACTCAACTGCAGCATTTGCAGTGTTTGCCTTAAAGAAATTATAGATTTTAGCAGCTTCATTAATTCTAGAAATATAAATGTTTTCGCCAAACTTCATAACATCAATTAGGTTACCATTTTCATTAACTGTTTTAACAAAGTCTAAATTAACAAATGATTCAGCATTATTTGCAGCATATACAAATGCTTCAGCAACTGGCTTTTCATTGTATCTAATAATACCAGCAGCCATAATGAAGTTAACAAAACCTTCATCTAAAACTTCAGTATTACCCATATAGAATTTCGCTTCAGTAATATTGTACCACATTTTGTGTATACCTTTATGCCATACAATTTTATCTTCAATGAACTGGAAGTTTTCAACAGCCCATGCTAATGTGTGAAGTTCTTTTGAAATAGTTTCGTTTTCAACTACAGTATTTTCAGTAGTGTTTACAGTGAATGATTTACCATGTAGGTAAAATTCAATTTCGTTTTCGTTAATAATTTTAACTGGTGAAAGATTCATAGTTATAATATTCTTTATTTTTTTATATATCTTAGTCTACGATGCGTTTTGGATTATCATCAGATGTTCTATTAAAATCCTCTTCCTTAGTGTTTGTAGGCTGTGTGTGGATTTCAAACATCCTGTTACCAACATGCATTTCAGTTTCCCATTCAAACGATGGAATGAATGAATTAATTTCTAATGAGAATGTAACCTTATAACCTTCATTTGAATCAAATGAAAATTCAATAGGTCTTTCTACTGTATAATCCTCAGGCATTGCATAATAAGATGAAAGTCTATAAGAACCCTCATTCAAATCACCAACCTCTATATTATATTGATTTGATTTATACAGTCTTTTAATAATACGTTCAACAATCTTAAAGTTATCTAACTGTGATGATGTGATAATTTCAACATCAACTGAAATGTTAACTGGAATCATTTCAAATTCAGCATTGTAACCTTCCATTGCACCATTCTCATTCATCTTAGTATATGAACCTCTAATGCGCTTGTTAACTAATTTAGCAGAATCGATAGACATACCGGTAAAGTTTACCACACCACGTGGAACCCTATCGTAATTACCATCAGCTTTAGCACCGTCAGGTTCACATCTTAAACCATCTTTAGTCAAGAATAAAAAGTTATCCTTTAAGAAATCTTCATCGCCAGATACTGCATAATAAAAAGGTACATCAACCTCAACTCTTTTATTATTATCAAGTTGACGGTAAAAGTACACCTTATTATTTAAATCTGCTAAGAGACCTATAATGACGTGTCTAATAACACTATCATCCTTGTTAAATTTTACGTTGTACGTTGCCATAGATAGTATATATCTCTATTCTATGGTCTCAATTTCAAATTTAGAGAAACCGTTATCACGATAAATCTGTATTTTCTTATCAAAGATTTCGTGAGGTAAAACTGAATGGTTAATCACAAACGTATTGATTTTATTCTCTTTAATCACTTGAGCTAAAATCTTAAGTATGTTATAAACACCATCAGAATCAACTGATGAAAGTAACTCATCTAAAAATAATAGATTTAATTGTGGGAATCTTAACTTAAGAATCTTGATGATAGCAATAATGATAATAAAGTCCGCAGCTTTACGCTCACCTGTTGAAAGTGTCATTGGATTGATTTCTTCACCTAAGTGATTAATAATACAATTAAACTTATCATCAAATCTAATATGAAACGGTAAGTGCATTGTGTTAATCATTGCAGCAATATTAGCATTCAAACCCGGTAGGATTGTTTTAACTGCCATGTTCTTTACACCATCTTCACCTAAAATAGCTTCAATAGTTTCAAGGAAGTAATAATCATTAGAGACTGTTGACTTTTCAGAAGTCTTATCATCTTCTTGTGTTTTGAATTGACTGATTAAGTTTTCAAGATGTGCAAACTGGTCAGCGTCCGTTGATGCTTTTTGGATATTAATCAATTCATTCTTAATAACCTGCATGTTTGTTTTCAACGCTGATACTTTATCACGAATGGCCGACTGCTTGGTACGAGCGTCTTGAATACTTGACTTTACAGCACCAACTTCAGACTCTAATACTTCCATTTTACCTGGAATAGCCTCAGCTTTTACATTATAAGCATCTTTCTTTTCAGTATGGAATTCAGTATCTAATGGTGTCTCACATGTTGGACATGCGTTCTTTTCGTAAAGTGCTAGTTTTTTCTTAAGTGTTTGCAATTCATAATTTAAATTAGAATAGCTTACATTCTTAGTAGATAAATCATCTTCAAGTTTGCCTAGGTGCTTAACAATAGTTTGTTGTGCATCTTCAAGCTTGTTCTTATTGTCATTAAATTTAACTAATTTGTCTTTAAGCTGCTTAATCTTATCTTTATCTTTTTCAGCACTCTCAGCTTGCATCTTATTAAGTTGCATTTTAACTTGAATAATAGACTCATTGATTTGTGTCAATTCAGATTCAAAACTATCTAAGTCAGACTTGAGAACTTTACGGTCTTCTTTAACAACACGCTGCATATCATTCAATACTGAAAAACCAAACATTCTATCGATAATTTGTTTTTTATCAGTAGGTGTCATTGTCAAGAAAGACTTGAAATCATTAATAGATAAAATGATAATGTTCTTAAATACATGATAGGGAATACCATATACTTCATCTTCTAAATAATCCTGTACAGATTTCTTACCAGCCTTATCGTATTCAACGCCGTTAATAGTTACGCTGAATTTGCTTGGTGCTAAACCTCTTTCGATAACAACATTCATTGTACCACAAATCACATTAACTCTAACCCAAAGTTCTTTATTAATACGATTAGGTAAGTCACCAAGTTTCACACCTTCAACTTTACCATATAAACCAAATACAATAGCATTTGCAATGGT